TTGTTGATGGTACTCAGAGAGGTATTAAGACTTCTGATACAACCGATTATGGTTCCACAAAACCATTAGTAATTGGTGCTGACTATGATGGAGGAAGTAATAATGTCACAGGATGGATTGATGAATTTAGAGTAGAATATGATGTTGCTAAGTATACTGCCAACTTTACTGCACCTACAGTAGCACATACTGGAGATGCTGATACTAAGGTATTATTACACTTTGATGGTAATACTGGAGTTACAACTACTACTGATGATGTAATCCGTAATCAGGATATTCGCATCACACAAGCAGGTGGTGGAATTGGAACTGCTACTAAGGTTATACTTGCTGATTATAGTCAGTTTGGTGCTGACATGCGTTCTGTTGGTTGTGCTGTTGAGTACGGTCAAAAGGGTGTCATTGCTGATGGTCATGGTGTCACACTAAGATGTTTTGCACTTAACTTTAACCATGTTGGTGCTGGTGGTGATATTACTAATGATCCTAACTTAGCAGTTCAAGCAAATGAGGTTACTCAGGTAAACGGTGGTGATGTATCATTTGTAAGTATTGATCAAAAAGGAGACTTCCGTGTTGGTGATGCGTTCTATGTTGACCAAGAAAATGGTACAGTTGCATTCTCACAACAGGTAACTAGTCTACAAGCACTATCTAACTTAACTATTTCAGATCAGTCTGGTAATGCTAGCCAAATAACACCTACAAGTGGTACATTTGGTAATATCCAGATCGCTGGTAATAATATTGAATCAACCTCAGGTGATATTAATATTGACCCTGCTGGTGCTGGTGATATCAACATCACTGGTGATGTTAATGTTCTAGGTATCCTAACCGCTACAACCATTCAACTGGATGCATTCCAGAAGGGTGATACATCTATTGCTTTAACTGATAGTGGTAGTGATGGTACTATTCGTTTAACTACCGACAATGAAGAAGCAATGCGTGTCGATGCTAATCAGAAGATTGGTATTGGTACAAATTCAGTTAGAGATAGATTAGATGTTCTTGACACTGCTAGATTTGAAAGGATCAATGCTACAGGTGTTGTAACAGTTAGCAGTAGTGCAGATGTTAATAACCTTGATGCAGTTGACGCTAAGATCACTACAGGTCTTGCTACAAACTTTACGGTAGGTCAAACAAGAGGTGATGGATCATTAACCATCAATTCTCCTGTTGGACTTAACAGTCATACTGATATCCCTGACAATGTTAAGGTAAGAATTGGTGATAACGATGACTTTACCATCTATCATCAGGATACTGACGCATTTAATAATAGAGGAGATACCATTCTTGCACATGCAAATGGTAATGCAGTTTACTCTAGAATGGAGATTTGGAGTGATTACTTCAGTGTCAAGACTGCTGCTGCAAGTAGTGACTTCTTAACTGCTGATGATAAGACTTTAAAACTATTATATGCTGATACAGCAGCTTCTGGTGTTGGTGATAGATTAATTATTAGAGCATCTGGTTCAGAGATGCTTGGTATTGTTACCGTTAAAGATAACGGTGTTTATAAGGGTGAAATTGCAATTGGATCTTCTATAACAGCAACTGCTGGTGTAGTAACTGCCAATTTCGTAGATGTTAATAACATTGATGCAGTTGACGCTAAGATCAATGCTGGTTTAGCAACCAACTTTGCAATCACTAATGCTAGGATTCAAACTGGTATTGCTACTGAGATGACCTTTGCTGGTTTCTCTACCTTTGTTGGTATAGCAACCTTCCAGCAAGATGTATTTGTTGCTGGTAACTTGAATGTAATTGGTGATGTTTACTATGATGAAGTTCAAGGTAGAAACTTAAATGTAACTGGTATCAGTACACTTAACTTAACTGTTATTAGTGGAGTTGCTACTATATCTGACATCAAGATTGGTGCAGGTAGTTCCAGTACTAAGATTGAAACTAACACTGGAGAACTTGTTCTTGATTCTGCATCAGGTCAAGTAACAATCCAAGATAACTTTAATGTTGTTGGTTACGCTACATTTAAGAACGGTTTATACTATCGCTCAGATCAAGGAGGAAGCACTGGTATTGGATACAGTGGTCCTAATGGTATGGGTTACTTTGAAGCAGATGGTAGGTTGGTAAGTACAGCAAGCACAGTTGGATTCCTAACTACTTCTAACTATGTTATGACCACGAACGCTTCTGGAGTTCCAAGTTGGACTAATTCAATTGATGGAGGATTCTTCTAATGGCAAAACCGAATAGTAGAGCAACATTATCAGATTACTGTCTAAGACAATTGGGTGCTCCAATTCTGGAGATTAATGTTGCCGATGAGCAAGTCGATGACTTAATGGATGACTCTCTACAGTTTTTCTATGAGAGGCATTTTGACGGTGTAGAAAAGGTATTGCTTAAGTATCAACTTACTGAAGAAGATAAGAGGAGAGGTAGAGCAAGAGGTGGTGATAATAATTTAGGTATTACTAGTACAACTACTACATCTGGTGTATTTGAGGAAAATTCCAATTATATAACTGTACCTGATTCTGTATTAGGAATTGAAAGAGTTATGCAATTTGATAGTAGTGGACTTAGTAATGGTATGTTTAACTTAAAATATCAGTTATTCTTAAATGATATTGCTTTTAACATGGGGTATGATGGTCTCCTAAATTATTCTATGACCAAAACATATCTAGAAGATATTAATTACTTGTTAACTACATCTACTCAGATTAGATATAACAAGAGAAACAATAGACTTTATTTTGATATTGATTGGGCTTCTACTACTGTTGGTCATTGGGTATTAATTGAGTGTTATAGAATCATGGATCCTGCTAACTATAGTGGTGTTTATAATGATTCATTCTTGAAGAGATATCTTACAGCAAAGATTAAAAAACAATGGGGTCAAAACCTCATCAAATTCCAAGGAGTTAAACTTCCTGGTGGTATAGAACTTAATGGTCGTCAAATCTATGAAGATGGTGATCTAGAGTTAAGAGAAATTGAAGAGAAGATGCTCAGTACTTATGAAATCCCAGTCCTTGATATGATCGGTTAATATGCCTGTATCACCTTTTTTCCAACATGGTTCACCTGATGAGCAGAGACTAGTACAGTCTCTGGTAGATGAGCATTTGTCTATTCATGGGATTGATGTATATTACATACCAAGGAAACAGATTGTTACCGATGATATCTTAGGAGAAGTACAATCCTCAAAGTTTAATGACAATTATATGATGGAAGCATACCTCAATAACTATGAGGGATATGCTAAGGGAAGTGATGTGATGTCTAAATTTGGTATTAATTTGCAAAATGAGATTACTCTAACAATATCAAGAGAAAGATTTGAGGACTTTATTGCTCCATTTCAATTTAATTCTACTAACTTAACTGGTCCTAGAGATGGTGATATAGATTTTGGAACTAGACCTAAAGAAGGTGATTTAATCTGGTTCCCATTAGGAGAAAGATTATTTGAGATTAAACAGGTAGAACATGAGAGTCCATTCTTCCAGTTAGGTAAGAACTATACTTACGAACTTCAATGTGAACTCTATCAACTTCAAGACGATATTATCGATACAAATGTTGCTGGTATTGATGAGAGATTGAGTGAAGAAGGATATATTACGACAATCAATCTTGCTGGTATTGGATCTACTGCTAAGGCATCTGTAGATACATTTGCACTAAATGGTGCATTGCAGAAGATTACATTGAATGATGATGGTTCTGGTTATACTTCAGTACCTAATATTACTGTAGCAGCTTCTCCTGCTGGTGTATCAACATCTCTAGGTCAGGTAGTTGGATTTACTACAGTTCAAGGTAATCTGGCTGCTATCGATTATGTTGCTATAACTAACCCAGGTTTTGCTTATGTAGAACCACCTGCTATTGGATTTGGTACTCCAGGTGTAGGTGCTGCTGCAACTGCTACATTAACTAATACAGGTATTGCATCTATTAGAATTACCCAGCCAGGTAATAACTATGTTTCTCCACCTATTGTAACAATTCAACATCCTCAGTATGTTGACAAACAGTATGAGTTTACTGGTATTGCAACTGCTGGTCAGATGGAGATTATTGGTATTAATACTATGGCAAATATTGCTATTGGTCATACTATTAACTTCAAGTCTCTTGGTACTCAAACACTTGCTGGTGGAGCTATTGTAACATCTATTGGTTCATCTAGCGTTGGTATTGGTACATCGATAGGTGGCACTGGAACTGGATCTAATGTTACCTTTATTGGTACTGGTGCTATGGTTGGTGCTAAAGCAGGTCAGGTACAGGCAACTGCTGTTGCGACTTTGGATGGATCTTCTATGTTTAGAATCTATCTAACAGATGCTGGTGTTGGTTATGAAGCAACTCCAACTATTTCTATTAGTGCTCCTCTAGCAGTTGGTATAGGAACATATCATATAAATGAAAGGGTAGTTGGATCTGATTCTGGTGCTGAAGCATATGTTAAGAGTTGGGATCTTGCTAATAGAAAATTAGAAGTTTCAATAAATACAGGTGATTTCAGATCTGGTGAATTTGTTACTGGTACTGCATCCTCTGCTAGATATCAAATCTTCTCATGGGGTGATGACCTAAGTAGTCAAGCTGCTGGTAGTGAATACTTTATGAATGATGAGTTTGAAGCAGCAGCAGACGAACTTCTTGATTTCACTGAAACTAACCCATTTGGTATACTGTAATGTTAGGAACCTATTTTTATCACGAAATTTTAAGAAAGACAATTATCGCTTTCGGTACATTGTTTAATGATATTCATATACAGCATGATGATAGATCTGGTGGTACTCTTAGTGAAACTAAGGTTCCATTAATATATGGTCCTAAGCAAAAGTTCCTTGCAAAACTTGAGCAGCAAGAAGAATTAACAAAAGCAACTGCTATCACATTACCTAGGATGTCATTTGAGATGTCCAGTATGTCTTATGATTCTAGTAGAAAATCAAGTATAACTAGAACTTTTAAAGCAGTTGATAGCACAGACCCATCTAATAAGAAAGCAAAGAAAGTATATTTACCAGTACCTTATAATGTAGGGTTTGAACTTAATGTGATGACTAAGTTAAATGATGATGCATTACAAATTGTAGAACAGATACTTCCATTCTTCCAACCAGCATTTAATATTACTATAGATCTAATCTCTTCTATAGGAGAGAAGAGGGATATTCCCATAGTACTAGAGAACATATCATTTAGTGACGAATATGAAGGAGACTTTACAACTAGACGAGTTTTGATGTATACTTTTAATTTCAGTGCTAAGACTTATCTCTTTGGTCCTGTTGCTGATAGTACAGACGGTCTTATTAAGAAGGTTCAAGTCGATTACTATGCAGATACTGATACAAGGGCAGCTAAGCGTGAAATGAGGTATACTGTTACCCCAGATCCAATTAGTGCTGGACCTGAAGATGACTTTGGATTCAGCGAAACAACTACTATGTTTGGTGATTCCAAGAAGTATAGTCCAACTA